CCCATTCAAGGTTTTTTATTCGTTTTATAGTAATTGTAGTTTGTAAGTTTATGTACACAGTAATATGTGTATACGATGTTACAAACGTGTTTTGCTATAATTCTCCACCAGTTGAATCGTCAATGTATTGATGTTAAAATACAATTCTTTGATAACACAAAGATAAATTTATTTTATTTTCAAATAAATGCATTATAATAATGTATTTATTTCTAGATGAAATATGTTATTATATAAATGGGATGTGTGAACACGTAGAGAAATCCATCCGTAAGTTATAGGTTAATTTATGTATTGTTTGAATGCATTAATTGGCTATTTTAACGGCGTATGGCCTGAAATCAGTTGATTTTTGTCCTGTGAGTGTTTTAATATATTTTATCGAACTGGCATATTTATATGCCAGTCCAGCAGCCCTGGATTCTTAACAGCAAAATGTCAAGTTTCGATAATGAGTTATTACTAGCGCTGAATAGTAACGCAAGTACTGCGAAATGTACACCTGTACCGAACCAAACTATGGAATTAATCAATGCAGAGACTAATACGGTGATGTCAATTGACAAAGATCACCCTAGAACTAATGCAAAGATTGATGAAGTAGAGCCCCAATTTAAGATAAATGATTATGACAGTGATTTTGGATTAGATTATCGTAGTGAAAATTATGGTATGAAAGATTCAAGACAGTATAATAAGTTTCGCTCAGCTGAGCAAACTTATGCTGCTTTGAATAAAGATGACAGTGATAATAATGTGTTGATTAGTTTTTATAAAAAAGAGTGTAATAAATATAATATTGTAGGAAAGCAAGTAGTTTTTAAGAAATGTAATGGTAATTATGTAGTTATGTACCTAAGTCAAGGCTTAGTTTTTAAAGTTAGTAAAGTAGTGTTTAAGAGTAAAATACGAGAAATTCGAGAGAACAAAGCAATGAGTTTGAAAGTAGTTGAATATAATAGTTATAAGATATTAGTAATAGTTGAGAAAGCGATTAAGATGCAGAAGCAGAGCTTTAACTTTGCTTTACCATCATATTTTAATTTTTTTTCAGGAGTTGCGTCACAGATGCAAGGATTGATAGATATTTTCAGTGTTGCTAAAAACAACATGAAGACAGCATTTAGTTTAGATTTTAGATTATTTTTAGTAGACGTATTAGCTATGATAGTTGATATTCGAGATGGTTTTTTAACACCATCTAAAGTATTAGCTATTTTGATGAGATTGTATACTTCGTATACTAGGTTTCATCATATGTTTAGAGCGCAGTCATTAGGAGTTAGTGATTTAGTAGTAGGTTTTACCATGCTTGGTATGCCTGCTGTTATTTTAGATGGAATCAAAAGTTTTACTATGTTGACTGGAAAGAGAATCTTTGATAGTAACGTACTGATGGATACAGCATCATCTTTTTTTACGTTATTAGAGCGGATTTTAGATTTTATGACGAAAGCCAGTGAAGGATTTTTGCCCCCTATAGTATTCAATTTTTTGAAAAGAATATTGAATTTTTTAGGTGGTGGAATAGTGAATTATAGTAGAATAAGAGAAGTATCAGAAGTATACACTCAGTACGTAAAGAATGAGCAAGCAATGTTTGACCCTAGTTTCAGAGAGAAGATAGTGCAAGTGTATGACAAGTGTATAGCAACAGAAGGATTCATAGAGTACGTAACAAATAGTAATAATAAATATTTTCATACCACATGGGAATCATTTAAGAATAACGTGTACAAAGGAGTGAAAGCATTTGATGAGTCACGTAGAGTAGAGCCGATATGTATAGTTTTTGAAGGTGGTGCCGGTAGTGGCAAGTCTGCCTTGATGAATTTATTAGTGGATTTGTTGAGAAGAGCTAATTATACGACGTATGTGCACACAGTACCTTCAACGGAAGATGCTAAGGATTTTTATGATGATTATGAAAATCAAGATGTGTTTATTATGGATGACGTAGGACAACAAGGTAAGTCGCAATGGAGACAGATAATTAATATGGTTTCACCTATTAAGTATCCGTTGCCATGTGCAACAGCAAGTAAGAAGAATACAAAGTTTTTTAATTCCAAAATAGTGGTTTGTACAACTAACCATTTTATGGACTTACAAGGTTTTACAAGCACAGATTGTATAATGGAACCAGAAGCTTTATTTAGAAGATGTCATGTAATAAGAGTAGATAGAGCGAATGCAGAAGATGGTTCTTTTGCACAAGCGTTAACGTATTATAAGTATGCGCATATGGATGTAGACAAGAGATGGAAGAATGAGTTTTTATATCACAATATCAATAATGATATACCCACCCAGTTACTTACAGCAGAAGTAGGACAGCATAATAGAGCCAAGGCAGCTGTAAGTTATGTATATAAGATATTGCAATTAGTAAGATATAGAGAAGATGGCGAAATGAAAGCTAGTAAATTAAGTGACGTACAATTAGATGATATAATAGAGCAGAGTAAGTATTGGTCACAGTCTTTTACAGATATGGATAAGAGTTGGCTGAATATTAATAACGGAAAGAATATCGCTAGAGAGTGGTATGATTATTACGCTAGCGTAGTATGTGAAGGAGTAAAGAGCATTTATAGTAAAGTGATAGATAGTATAGCTAGTTTAATAAGTGGAGTTAGTCATATAACAATACAGAAAGGAGATTTACCATTTTTTTTACGGGATTGTGTTCCGGAGACTGGATTGAGTATTAATGTAATATACTTATTACTAGCAGGAGTTTTAATGACTACTGCTACAGTATATTTATTCAAGCAAAGTAAATCTGATGATGGAGTAGATAGCTTTAAAAAGTCTTGGGAAGAATGTAAAGTTCGTGTTAACGAGCAGATAGGCGGAGATAAATTGCGCAAAGCAGTAGAGGATCGTTTTTACAGACAATCTGATAGAGTGTTGAACGCAAGAAATTTTGTTAAGTTAGTAGAGATCAAGTGTGATACAGGAGAAAGTGAGATAACGCATGGAGTAGTAAGTGGAGATTACATACTATTGCCATGTCATTTAGGTACTTCATTTTGTAGAATTGACATTTATCGTTCATTAGAACATTATCAAAATGGACATAAGGAGATGGAAAATGTAGTACTTAAAATAGAGAGATTGTATACATCTTGTGACTTAGCTGTTTTTAAGATGAAAGATGTAGTCACGTTGTATAAGAAATGTTGGAATTTGTTTGCAGCAGCAGCTATGTTGAACCCCCGTATGTACCTAGTTAACAGCATGGGGACTATAGAGGTTCAATATGGTAAGTCAGTACACCCTAATCTAACGGAAGTAGTGTATGATTCATTTGTGTTTAAAGATGGAAAAGGGTGTGTAGCCCCTTTAACCCATGAACCGTGGGCAGGAGTGATGACACCTTTAACTGGACCTGGAATGTGTGGATCAGTATTAGTGACAGATGAAAATGGCATTTACGCATTTCATGTAGCAGGATGTGACTACGGAGGCTTTATGGTAGTACCATCGAGAGACGTAGCCGAAGACATTAGAAACATCATGTTGCAAGGATATGAGTGTAAATATGAGATAAGTGATAAAATTATTCCTGAATTTTCAGGAGTAAGATTGGAATACGAGAAGAATGACATTAAGTGCCAGCAAATTAATAATGAAACAGATTTAGACAAGAGTATGTTACACGCAGATTTTTGCCCAGGTATGAGAAGTATTATAGAACAGGTAGAGGCAGGGGAATTAACGACAGTTCCCGTTGAGAAAATAGACAAGAAGCAACCTCCTAATTTTAGAGCATTAGGAGCTCAAAAGAAATTGTTAGAGAGTATATCTAAGAAGACGTTTATGCATCAAGGAATGGTGACATTTGCTGAAGTGGAGTTTATAAAGAAGTGTATAGATAGTATGATGATAGATTTCGATGACGTAGAGTTAGACGTAGAAGTGGCTTTTGGAAATGAATATTTGCAACCATTGAATAAAGATTCTAGTAATGGTTATGGATGTTTACCACACAAGCAAGATTACTTCGACTTTGATTCTAAAACAATTAAAGAAGAAGGAAGGCGAGTTTTAGATAAATTTTTATTGAAGGCTGAGAATGAAGAATATGACGCAGAAGTATTTTTGTGTAGAGAGTCATTTAAAGATGAATTGAGAAAGTCGACTAAAGTTAATGAACCGAGAACATTTAGAGTGTTACCTATGCCACATATTTTTTATACTAAAAAATTATTTGGTAAATTATTGAAATGGTTTAGTGAGAATATGCATGAATTTGGATGTAGTGTGGGATTAAACCCATATAAGGATTTTGATGTTATAAATGATAAGTTAAAGAAGTGTGATATAGTAGGAGATATAGATTTTGCTAAATGGGATGGATCTTGTTCATCGACTATTATGGATGCCATTGGAGAAGTTTTTAAGAAGAGATATAATGGAAAGAATGTGAAATTGTTAGATTTTGTGTTGAAGACAATGTCTAAGTCATTTGTACTAGTAGGTGATTCATTGTGGGCAACCACTCATGGATTACCGTCAGGTACATGGTTAACATTGTTATTGAATTGTTTGATTAATAAGGCTTTGACTGCATTGACAATATACCGTAATGCAGCGCAACCAACAGTACAACAGTTTCATGAAGTAGTGGATTATGTTATGGGAGACGATAAGTTGATAGGAGCGTCAGGTGAGATGGCGGAAGTATTTAACTTATTCACTATTAAAGAAGTAGCGGAATCATTGGGCATGACATGCACCAATGGAGATAAATCGAGTATAACAACCAAATCACATGAGCTTAGCAAGTTAACATTTGTGAAGCGCCACTTTAGATACCACAATGATTTGAAGAGAGTAGTAGGAGTGCTTGATGTTAACACATTACTGAATACCGTACAATGGTATCAGAAGAAGAAGGATAAAGAGATAGTAATGACAGGAAAGATGCAATCAGTGCAAGTAGAAGCATTTTTGCATAGTAAGAAGTTCTTTAATGTTATTACAAAGTTTTTTCGCGAGTATTATCCTGATACAAAATTGTTCAATGTGTCAGAGGTTATGAATATATTGGCCAAAGACACTGGTTATATAGAAATGATGGGCTTATCCGGTAAGGATATGTCTTTCATGAACACGTCAGTTCAGACGTAAAACACCTTGTTGATCAGGACGGCAACCTATAGCCAAATCATAATATATGAGTTATAATTCCTTACATTCTTTCAGTTAGGAAGCTACGTATTATGATTTACACAAGTGAAAGTTTAGAATTTTTTAATGTTAGAATTCTAGTTAAACAGTAATAACATTGCAACCGAACAAATACAATTAGTAGACCATGGCTTTAAAGCCACGTCCAACAATGATTTTAATCTTGGAGGACAACAATTGTCGACTCAAGTGGCAAGCATCACCACTAGAGATATACAAGAGATACCATCTCACAACACCAACATGTTTATGCAAGTAGATGTGCCGGATGCGTATCGCATTGATGCAAAACCATATATAGAGAGACCGTTTTATGTAGATACAGTTGAATTTACAGACACAAGTGCGCGGTATAGTTTGCTTACGCCAAAGGTAAAGTTTTTACCTGGCGACGTAGCACGCAGTAACGCGTCTTTGTTGAATATGTTCAAGATGGCGGCTTATGGAAGACCAGATTTAGTTCTTAATATCTCTATGGCAGGAACTATTACACATGCAGGGTGTATTTTAGTAGGCATTTTACCACCATTGCCTGCTTATCCTGCAGCGACAGATTGTAGTAATTTGATTAATACAATTATGTCAGGACCTCACGCATTTTTAAATGCTAATGAGGCCACATCAGTGTCATTAGAAGTACCTTGGTTTTGTAATACTGACTTAGCAACAACAGATATGGAGATTAATAGCGAATCTACATATGATATTACAGAAACTAATGGCAACTATGCGACACTGGTGTATTTAGTGCTCAACCCATTGAAACCATCAGCAGGATCCTCAAAGATTTTGTCGATAGTGGTAGAAGCATGCTTTAAGCATTTTGATTTATTAGTGCCTACGCCTCGTTTTCTTACGTGGAATTCGCAGGCATTTGGCAAAAAGAAACAGAAAGTTTTAAGTATGAAGAACCCAGTTTATGATATGGAAGCTTTAGAAAATTGTGCAGCGCGAGTGCATGAATTAACTGAAGTTATAGAGCATATAGAATCTCAACCAAAGAAGCATAACGATATAGCGAAGTATATAACCGTTGCTGCCGCAGCTGTGGGAGCATTGGCTACTATACTACGCTTGTTCATTGGAGTTAATGACGTACCTGCTTTTGAAGCTCAGTCGTACAAGCGACAGAGTTTTGTAAGCGGATTATTTGATATGGCGGCTGGAGGCTTGAAGAAAGTCACTGGCGATTTTATTGATAGTGGAAGGAGTTTATTGCGTGATTGGACAGGATTACACAATCCCAACGATCCCACAATAGCTCACAGAATAATAACAACAGATACTAATTTTGCTAACAATATTGATATGAAACAACATTTTGAGAAGTTGGATCCAAGTGTTGATTTCAACAGGATAGCAAAAGCGCCAGTGTTTGGCACAGATGTAGATGAAATGGCTATACAGCATATAGCTATGAAGGAACAGTTTTTAGGTACTTTTAAAGTTAATGTGATAGACCCGGTAGGTTCTCTTAAATGGGTTAGACCCATTTCGCCTTTTCAAGGAGGCAAGAGCGAAACTACTAATAGTATAGTTTGCGTTAACAACCTAGAGATGTTGTATTTTATGCATCGTGCTTGGAGAGGAGGCATGAAACTTAAAATACAATCAGTAATGAATAATAAACAGCAAGTGAAATTGAAAGTCTTGAAGTATTACAACCCTTCTTCAAGAGCTTTAACTGGTTATCCATCATATGCTTCAATGGCCAACGCTCCCTCACATTTATTAGAATTTACGGAAGGAGGACAAAACCTTGAAGTGGATTTGCCTTATTTGTGCAGGAATGATTTAACACCATGTGCTGCAGATTACGAAATGAATGCCATGTTTCATGGCTTATATTATATATATGTAGCACAACCATTAGTAGTATCAGATGGATCACCAACTGAAATTGAATTTAATGTTTATTTATCAGGAGATAGAAATTTGCAGTTTTATGGGTATGCTAATAGTAATGTATTTCACGATCAGTTTAACTTATATGCTAAAAGCAAACCGATATTAGAAGATCAACCCATAATAATAGAGACACCTGTAAAGAATAGTAACCCTATAGAGACGACGAAAGAACCCCCAACAGATATAGTTTATTTTACAACAGCAGCTAAACAGACCAGGCATACTGCGAAGACACAGATGGACAGACTTGCAGCGGCAGGTCTCGAAAATCATGCAGTAAAAGGTTTCGGTATAGATCCACAGTGGTTTAATGGCGAAGAAAGATTCATTTTTAAAGGTGATAAGATAGTAGGCGTGCATACAGGAAAGGTAGGTTTTAGAGCCCAATCTTTGAAAGTTATGAATGAACCACAAAATCAAAAACCAATCATGGACGCTGATAATAAGGAAGATCATATAACACACAGTGAGCGATTATTACCCAATGTAGATGTGAGACCTTTAATACGTAGGATGTATAAATCGCAAGTGAATCAATATACCTTGTCACCCGAGGCTACATTAGTTATACCAACGACATTAGCCTCTTACTTAGGTGAAGATCCAGGAAACTGGAACTACACGCCAATTGAGACAATATCAAGAATGTATTATGGCAAAAACGTAGGTTTTAAGATGCGTATGCAAATAACACTTTTTAAAATTGATGGAGGTGTGCCTGTAGAGTTGAGCGACTTAACGTTTAGAATATATTATTTACCACAAAATATAACGGGTTTGAATACTACCAAAACATTGTACAAAGCTCCAGCTGGAGTAGGCGCATACACTAATCCTGTATTTCCTTCTAGTTTGGGTACCATCCCATTTACATTTCAGGCAGTGCCGAAACACGCTGAAAAATCCATGGCTATTTTAGAATTTGCCATACCGGATACTAGTTTTTATAAATTTATGGGTGCTCCCCAAAAATTTTTAAATTTTGATGGAAATCTTAGTGCTAATGCCAAGTTGTCAACTGCAGATTTTGGAACGATATTGTTACAAGTATCGTCTTTAGTATTTAATGCTGAAGTCAATTTTGCAGTAGAAACTTATGTGGGCCTGTCCGATGAAACCCGGCTTGGTTTTCATTGCATAGCACCACCAATAATGGTAGACAAAGCAACCCCGTTTTATTTAGGTAATAATACTGATATAAACGGAACCCCCCCTGTGAGTAAAAATTCTTTTTTATATCGCGGAGGTTTTTTATAGTTTGATACGCTTTAGATATCACCCCTTTTAAAATGTATGGGGGGGTTATAAATACATACATTTTAGAAGGCGTAAGTCCCTAATAGTTTGTTACAGTATGGGGCTCGCGCCCCCGTATTTTAACAAACCCC